GACCGGGAAGACACCGAGTAAGTTCGGCTCCGGGGTCAGGAACATCGTCTTCTGCGGGACGATGATCGACCGCTGGAACTGGAACTCGCCGAAGGTGGTGATGGTCTCGCCGGCCACCACGCGGTCCTTGAAGGCCCAGCCGGTCGTGTTGATGTCCCACCGGAAGAAGTCCCGGTAGTCGTACGGGTTCACGAGCAGGCGGGCGGCCTGGAGCTCGTGCATGTCCGTCTGCGCCACGGCCGTGTACAGCGACGCCGGGGTGTAGTAACCCGAGGTCTCCGTGACGTTGTGGTTCGGCGTGACGGTGTGGTCCGGCCGGGTCGCGTAGTCGTTCACGGCGGCCTGGAGGATCACCATCAGGCGGGAGTCCTCCTGCTTGAGGATCGCCTGCTTGGTCTCGTCCTGGGCCTGCTCGACCGCGTTGATGCGGAGATAGAGCAGGTCCTCCTTGCGGATGGCCGGCCGGCTCGCGATGCGGAAGAACCGCACCGGAACGCGCTTGCCTTCGAACGGGGTGATGCGGACTTCACCCTCGTGGCCGGACATGATGTAGGCCTGGCCGAGGTCGTCCCACACGTCGTACTCGACCGGGGTGCCGGGCGTCACCGGGTCCTCGATCAGCACGTTGCGGGTAATGCCCTGGTAGCGCAGCTTCAGCTGGATCGGGCCGATCATGCCGACGCCCAGGCGACGGATGCCGTTGACCTCGTCGCTGAGGATCAGGGCCATCTTCTGGACCTTGGCCTCGTGCGTGAGCTTGTTGCCCGTCTCACGCCTGGCCATGATCTGGGAGACGTAGTCGTCCGACTTGCGTGCGGTGACGTGGCGCTTCAGACCACCACCAGCGAGAGCGATGTTGCTCATTCTGTCCCTGTCTCTCTCGTTAGTTTCTGGTGGCCGGATCAGGCGTTCGCCCCACGGAGACCGCCGACGCGGATCTTCGTGGCAGAGACGACCTGGAGCAGTCGGGCGACCGGGTAGGCGGTCGCGCCAGCGGTACCCATCGGGCAGAGCTGGCCGCGCTTCGCGCCGGAGGTGTAGGCACCCACCAGCACGATGGTGCCGTCACCCGGGTCGGTCCAGGACACCGTGGTGTCGAAGGCCGGCGCGAGGATCTCGAACTCGCTGTCCGCACCGAGCACCCAGACGGCCGCCGCGTTGACGCCCTGCTCGGTGATCTCGTCGATGCCGTAGACCGGAGCCATGTAGAAGGCGCTCAGGCCGTACGGAGTGCCGGTGCCGTTGATCAGCGTCACGTTGTCGCCGGACGTCTTCATCAGGCACATGCCCGGGTAGATGTCCACCGACTTGTCCCACGCCGGATCCACCAGAGCCGCCTTCGGGGTGGCCTGAGTGAACGCGTAGATGGGACGGATCGTCCTCTTGATGTAGGACAGGTTCAGCGGGGTACGGAGCATATCCGCTTTCCTCCCAAGGCTTCTGCATGTGGAGGGGCCTCGGGGCTACCGAACGCGTCCCTCTCCTTCACCGCTTGGATTGGGCTCACAACGGATTGAACAGGATCACAGAAAACGAAAACCCCGCCACCGGAATCAATCCGATGACGGGGTTTCGATGTTCAGCTGAAAATCAGGCACCCTGGCCCTGCGACGGGTCGGTACCCACGGGCGCACCCGGATCGCCCGTCACCGGGGTACCCGCGCCACCGCCGGCCGTGGGGTCGGTCGGGGTGGTACCGGTCGTGCCCGTGCCACCCGTGGTGCCACCGCCGCTCTGCGCGTTGGCGAGCGCGTCCCGCGCGGCGGCGATCTTCGCCTCCAGGGTGTCGGCCACCTGCTGCTGGGCGGCCTGGTCGCCGGCCTGCACCTGCTGCTTGAGGTTGGCCACCTCCTGCTCCACGTCGGAGAGCAGCTGGTCGAGGTCGGACAGGGCGGTGTTCAGGTCGGCCATGTCGTGGCCCTCCTTCTGGTCGAGCTGCTCCAGCGCGTTCCAGAGCTGCGCCAGAGCGGTATGGAATTCGGACTTGGTGACGGCGAACACGATGCCTCCTCGGTCAGTCGAAGAGGTCCGAGTCGTCCTCGCCCTCGACTGCGGCGGTGCGGGCCGGCAACGTAGTCGACCCATTCTGCATCGAGGGGACGGTGCGCGCACGGCCAGCCGTGCGGGGCACGAGTCGCTGAGGAGCCGGCTGCGACTTCTTCTTGGCCGCAGCCGTACGGATACCCTCCAGGATGCCGATCTCACGCATGATGTCGGCGTCGGTGCGGCTGGCGTCCTTCTCGATGGTGGGCGCGAGCTCCAGGTCGGTCGCCCCCTCCGCCAGGCCGGCCGCGATCTGGAGCCGGGCCAGCTGGATGGAGGCCAGGGTCCGGTTGATCTCGCCGTTCGCCGAGGAGGTGCGCTGCGCGTTGGCGAAGTCGCCTCGCAGCGGGAAGGCCACGTCGGGCTTCATCGGGTCGCCCGCACGCACGTCGGTGAGGGTCTTGACCTCGCTGAGCGGACGCGGGTTCTGGGTGCCGTCGACCGGTGCGGTGACGTCGACCAGGTTCTTCAGGGCCGGCGCGTCCACGTCCATGCCCGGCGTGTACACGGTGGAGACCGCGTCCGCCGCCACGTCCTGGGTGCTGCCGGGCACGAGACCGGGCGCGTTGACGTCGGCGAAGGCCTCCGGCGTCTTGGCGTCCTGGGTGGTCTGGGTAGGCGGCACGGCCGGGGGCTCCGGAACCGGCTGGGCCGGGTTCTGCACGTCGGCGCTCTTGGTCATGGCGGCCACGACCTCGTTCTGCACGCCGGCCATCGACGCCAGCGCCTGAAGTCCCTTGGTCAGGACCTGCACGCTGTGCCCCAGGGCCGCGATCCGCTTGTTCTGCGCGGCGATCGTGCTGCCCTGCTCGTCGATCTTCTTCTGCTGAGCCGCGAGGGCTTCCAGCGCTGGGCGCATGATTACTCTGTCCCTTCACCATGCATTGTTCCGGAAAACCGGCTTCATCACTTGAACGGGTTCGGCTTCTTCTTGGCAGGACCGTTCAATTCATCGGAGTCGTCGTCGGTATCCTTCTCCGATCCGTCATCGACATCGCCATCGTCGTCCGGATCCTTGTCGGTGTCCGGCCGCTTGCCGAAGGGGCTGTCCTCCTCGGAACCGTCGTCCTCGTCCTCGATGCCGGCCTCGTCATCCTCGGGTGCCGGCTCCTGCGCGGAGGACTCGGCTCCAGGGGCTCCGGAGGAATCCTCGGCGTCGACCATGCCCAGCTGGTCCGGATCGAGCAGCTCGCCCTTGCCACAAACCGGGCAGACGTCGCCCTCGGCGAAGCCGTTGCCCCGGTCGCCAGCCTGCGGGTCCTGGGTATTGGTCGTGACCGGCTCGCCGGCCTCGAACTCCGTACCGCAGTTGCTGCATGTGAGCATGGGCTGCTCGTCCATCACGCCAGACTCGGCGTCCATCGGCTCGCCGGTCTTGTCGTCGAACCCATCGCGGTCCTGATCGTTGACCGCGTCCTCCAGGTCGGTGACATCGGTGCCGTCGAGATCGAGGTTGTTCTTGCGCAGATCCACCTTGCGAGCCAGCTCCAGGTCGGGGTCCTGGAACTCCTTCGGCGGGGCGACGAAGCCGCACACCTTGCACTCGGTGCCGTCGTAGGAGTCCGACTGCCCACAGACCGGGCACTCCTCGTCCCGCAGAGTGTCGACGTCCGCCGGGGCCTTGGTCTCCCCATAGCCCAAGGCCGACCGCAGGACCTCGTCCATGCCAGCAACGAACTCGCCGAGGGTGTGGGTTCGCATCCACTTCTCCGCCTCGGCGACCGACTTAAAATCCGGCATCGTCCTCCGGGCCACGTAGCCCGTTCCGGGACCTTCTTCCAGATCGGGATAGTGCTTCTGACGGAAATCGTTCCAGTTCTTTTCCTGATTCTGGCGCGACTTTTCGCGGCCACGGTCCAGGCGGTCGTCGTGACCTTCGCCGGCCCGCTTACGCTCGGCCTCCTGGTTGAGCCGCTGCCGGGTCAGCCAGGTGACTGCCTGCACCTGGTGCGCCGCGATCGGCTCGCCCTCCTTCTCGGAGATCCGATGCGCCGCGTGGTGGTACGCCTGGACCACGTGGTCGTAGTAGTGCTTCTGCGTCTTGGGGAAGGTCGAGTAGTCCTCGTCGGACATGCGCTTGCCGGTGGCCACCGAGAGCGCGTGACGGTCGACCACAACCTTCGGGTCGTTCGGATCCTTGTCGCCGTCGTGTTCGATCAAGTGGGCGAACGCCTTGACCTTGTGACCGTTGAGCACGTTGTCGTAGTGCTCGCCGTTGAGCATGCGTTCAGCGGCCTTCTTCTGTGCTGCGCTGGCCATGAGGCCCTCGCCCTTGCCGCCCTTGGCCTTCCGTTCAATCAACACCTGGCCAGCGTTGTAGAGGTTGCCGGCCCAGCCCATCTGTGGGCTGTAGTTGGCCACGATGCCGGCACCCAGGGCAGCATCGCCGTGCGCAAGCCCCTTCGCCACCACATGGGCACGGTGGTACCAGTTCTTGCCCTCTGCCTTCTCTTCGTCGGTGGCCTGGTCCCAATGCTGCATCACATTGCCGTGGTGCACGGGGTTGGCCTGGAACCACGGGTGGTCAGCCGGGTTCGGGTACTTCGGCGCGGCGGTGGTCGACAGCTGCTCACCCACGTAGGGCGGCGTGAAGATGTTGGCGCAGTCGAAGCACTCGTGCACGCCTCGGCTGGCTACGGTGTTGAGGCCGGCGCAGGATGGGCACTTTGCCCCCTGAACGAGCCGGAGAGAGGCGTTCACACGGATCCCCTTGGAAGCAGTCGAAGAGATGAAGTCGATGTCGCCCTGAGGGATCTGGTCCGGTGTGGGATGGGACTTGGACCGCGCCCGGTGGGTGTAGACGTAGTAGCCCCCCTCGTCCTGGCCGAGGGACACCTCACGGAGAGCCTCCCGAAGGTGCTCGGGCTTGACCACCGCATTCGACGCTGTCCGAGCCCAGTCGACGTTCGGGATGGATGCCTCCTTGGCCAGCTTGGCCAGGTGGTCCAGCCCAGGTCCGAGCTCGATCTTGCCGAGCACGAAGGCGGTGGGGTCGGCCGGCGGCTCGACCAGGAAGCTGTTCTCGAAGAAGCGCAGGCCGTGGCAGATCTCCCGGATCAGCTCACCCCGTCGCTGACCGGTGACAGGATCGATCTTGTAGATCTTCTGCCCCTTCATCCGGGGGATGTGCGCGCAGTAGTCGGCCGGCGTGCTGGCCTTGTTGCCACAGGCAGAGCAGATCGAGTAGTCGACGTCCACGCCCATCGAGGTGCGCTGGATGTGCCCTCGGACGATCGCCTCGGCCAACTTGGGGAAGCGCAGGGCGTCGAGCTCGTGCAGCCCTTCCACCCAGGTGTCCGGCGAACCGTCCGGGTTGTGGTCCTCATGGAGGGTCGCGTCGATGATGACCCCGCGCATCCGACGGTGGTTCTCGTTGTGGTGGTTGACGAAGGCGGGCTTGCCTCGGAAGGTGACATAGCCCGTATCGCTCATGTTTCCCACGAGTTCGATGGCCGGGAACTCATCGAAGTTGTCATTGCACCGCGACGAAATCATGCGGCTGCGCGGGTAGATGTAACCAGGTCGGCGCTCGTAGTTGAACTCCGCACGATGGGCGGTGCGCATCAGCGGATTCGGCCTGGACCGCAGCTCGAAAAGGTGGTCCACCACCGCATACTTGCGCAACATTTGTCGCCCTCCCGGAAATCCTCTTCAGCTCTTCTTCCGGTCTGACACCCCTCCTGACAGCTTCGTCCGATAACCATCGGGGGCTTCGTGGTAGACGATGTCGTCAGGATTCTTGTTCTTCTTGATGTGTTCCATCGCCAGTTCTCGCGGCAGATGATGCCGAACACGACGTCCTGCACGCAGGACATCAAAGGTCTCGTCCTCGTGCTCCTGAAGCGTCCAGCGAGTTGAACGACTCATCGATGGATATTCGGAGTGAGCGTGCTACTGGTGGTTGTCGAAGGGGGAGAAGAGACCGGGCACAACGCATCCGGAGCAGGGTGCACAACGGTGATATTCGTTCCGCTCGCGGGATCGTGAAGGGTGACCACGAGCTGGCACTTGCCCGAGGAGTCACGAGAGAAGTTCACATCGCTGACCGACACTCCCTGAACACCCTGCTTGCCGTCTGCCCCATTCGTTCCGTTGGTGCCGTTCGCGCCAGCAGGACCTGTATCCCCCTTCGGGCCGGCGCAGGGGCTCGGAGTAGAGCTGGAGCAGTAGGTCTTCACAGCAGCCAGGATGTCGGCCGACGTTGGGCTGTCGCCCTGTGCGCCCTTGAACTGGTCCGCGTGTTCGGCGATGTAGGTAGCTGTGGCCATCGAGATCTCGTCCGGCGTGGGTGGCCGGCCCGGAGCCGGCGGGTGCTCGGTGAGGTACTGCGCGACCACGGCCGCTACCTGAGCGTCGGTTGTGCCGCTGACCTTGAGCTCGCTGGCATGGTCGGACAACCACTTGTCCACCGCTGCCGAGATCTGTCCGTCGGTGGGGCCT